CGGCGATGCGTTTTGCAATTCCGCGCACTTCTTCGGCCTGTGCGGCGCTTAAGAACTTTGAAACCCAATTGAGATAGTCTGCATCCGGCTGCGCCTCACGCGGTGCGCACTCGGCAGCGTCGATCTGAGCGTCACGCTTCCCTTTCGCCATACCGTCGAGATAACCGCGCTGATATGCGGATTCGTTTGAATCACGCGGTGCGCAATCGGCTTGCGGGGCGTCGATAGTCACGCCGGGGTTTCCTTGCAGATCGGTTGCGCCTGATCCAACGACCGGGAACACATACGCCACCGCCTTACCCTTGCCGCCATCGGCGCGGGACGACAGCGCGAGTGCCACGCGCACCGCATAATCCGGCGTGTCGATGCTATTTGCGTAGGTAGCCATTGCGTCACGCAGAACTAGCGAAATATCCGCATCGTCTGCCGCGCGTTTGTTGTCTGTCATGGTGTCCTCTATGCAGCGAACAGGTCGCCGATTGCTTTACGTGAGCGGCGCGTTTCGGCCGCGTTCTTCCGGTGATGGTCGGCGTCGTACCGAAGGTGGTGCAACTGGCACAGCGCCTTCAGGTTCGACGGATCGCAGTTCTCCGGCGTGTGGTCGAGATGCGCGATCGTCAGTACAACCCTAACGAACTTCTGGCCCGGATACTCGCTGCCCTTCGCGAAGCCGAGATACTTGCCGGTTTCCTCGTCTCGCACCTCGCCGTCTTCCAGCATGTAAGTGCCGTTGCTGCCCCGGCAGATCAGCATCCCGTTCGGCGCTGTGCACTGTTCGCACTGGCCGCCGGCCCGCTCAAGGATCGCCGCGCGGATCTGCTTCCAGTCAGCCGGATAGCGCGCTTTGTTCTCAGGCTTGATCGGCATCTACGGCTCCCTCGCAATAACTATCGTTCCAATCCGAATCTCGACGCGCTCCGCTGCGCACTTCGCGAACAGCGCCGCGCTCGACGCCACCGCTTGATGCAGCAGCACGCTCGTCGGCTTCATGGCGTTGCAGAGCGCTCCTAGGTGCGTGAGAGCTGCTGTCTTTGTGGGGGTCATGCGGCAGCGGATTCGTGGCGAACCTTTTCAGCCCTCTCAAGCGCTGTGCGAAAGCTCAGTTCACCTTTCTCGACCATCTTCTGCACGGCTCGGTCGATTGCGTCAACGATGGAGTCACCGCCGGCCACTCGAAAACCGGTCGGAGCATGGGACACGCGGAACTTTTCGCGATCAGTTTCCGTGTAAGGATCGCCGTCTTTGTCGAAAAGATCGTGTTTGACGAAAGGGTTGTAATGCACAACAAACACCTCTCCTAATCCGTTCGGGAGGTCAACTGGCTCCCCAATCATTTCGAAGAGTTCGCCGCCTTTTATCGAAATTTGAAATCTCATGTTCTTCTCTCTATCGTGTCCGGCGCGATGCGCCAAGGTGTCTGTCTGCTTTGAGTACGACCGAGGCGCTATAACCTGGCTCGGTCGTGTTCGAAGATGGCGGCCACGGATCGGGACATGCGTAATAAGAATATCGTCGATGTGTACATGTTGGTTTCCTTCCGTTGGTTGTTGTAGTGCTGCTTTATTGGTGTCAATAATACTTATACGGCATCGCTTTGGCAAGTGCTAAAACAACTATTTCCGCACGGTCATGCAAAGTTCACGATGGCGATTCATCGGCGCTTCGTATCCGGTGAGATTCGCCTTCATCCATTCCGGCGTCTCTGCGCGCTTCGTCTTGCGCTCGACTGCTTCCCGTAAGGCATCACCTTCGAGCAGGCTGTATCGCACGATCACGCTCTTGCTGCTGCCGCTGCGTCGCCCTTCGCGCCATACGATGCCCTTGCCGACGAGAACATGCAGCGTGTCGCGCACAGCAGCGCGAGGGTGGTCCGGCAACAGGTCCATGATCTGATCCTGGCTATAGATCGTGTCCGCCGTCATGGCGTCGATCAGCTCTTGTTGCGGGACGGTCTTCGCGGTCGAAGATCCAAGTTTCATCGTGTTTTTCATGAGTGCATGCGGTCAAGTGTTGCGTTTAGCAGATCAAGCTCGGTGCATTTCAGGATGCGCAGATACGTCTGATCGCCGTGGATTCCGTTCGGGCCTTGGTGACAGTCTTCGTGACAGAGGGGGAGCACGAGGAAGTTTCCCGCACGCTGTGCGCCGCCTTGGCCCGTTCTGATGTGGTGGACGTCGGTCTTGCTCTCCTGCTTCCGATCGAGCAGGTAGCAGCAGATACAGGCCATGCCGGCGACGCGCCCCATGTAGTCGCTTTCGCGCTTCGTGGCGCGGCGCTTCATCGGGCCGCCCACAAGAGTTGGTCAAACGGCGTCAACGTGCCGCGCTTGGCTTGACGCTTGAGCAGCTTGATACGCCCCCACTTGATGCGATGGCGCCTGCATTCCGCTGCCCGATCTTTCAACGGGCGCGGCGCATCCTGACGGTTGCCGATTCGATAGACTGCTTCCTGATTGCCGCCAATGCGTCCGATAGGGCGTACCCAGTCGTAAATGTAGATGCGCTTTTTCGCGCGCAGGGTGTTGAGTGATCGCGTCGTCGTGGAGTGGTTGACGCCAAGCGCTTCGGTCAGTTGTAACGCGGTATGGTTCTCGACCTTCAGCAGTTCGAGGATGTTGTCTGCTGTGTATTTTTTCATGCCGCCAATCCTTCATATCCCGGATCTGCTGCGATCCGAATGTCGTTGTCTGCTGCCCATGCGAGCGTGTATTCGATCAGGCTGTTAAGACGCTTGACGCCCATTTGCGCGCTTGATTCGCGGATGTTGCAGAACTCGCCTTCGAGGCCGGGAATCATGTCCGACCCGAGCCCGGTCGCAACCGCGTGTCCGCTGATGAAAAGTGTTTTCCATTGCGTCGGGCTCAGGCGCCGACCGTGAAACTCGGCTTGCTTCGCGATCTGCGAGAACAGGCTGTGGAGTAGGGCGTTCTGGCGGACAGTGCGCGTGGGTTCCTGAAGTACAAGCACGTGACCATCGGGCCGACTGTGTACCGCGTCGGCTGCCAGGCGGCGGTTCGTCCTGCTGAGGAAGATCGTGACCTTATCCATCACGGCCCCTGCCACTGAGACGCTACGGCGATCGCTTGCTCGGCCGATTCGACGACGTAGATCTCGCCAGTCCATGCCGCGTGAAATTCTTCTTGCGCCGGCGTCAGCTTGCGTGCGCTCGGCGGCTTCTCACCGTCTTTGATTTCGAGAAGGAACGTGCGCCCGCCGTAATCGACGACGAGATCCGGGAACCCCTGTCCGACCGTGTGCGTCGGGATGACCTTTGCGCCGATCTTGCGTAACGCTGTGACGATCTCAGGCTGATTGCGGTCGGCTTTTGCTGCGTATCTCATGCTGCGTTCCTAACCTCGTGTGAGCAAATCGAATGCTGCTGCCGCCACTCGCGAAACTTGTCCGTTTCCAATGGCTTTAATGCGGTCAGCCCGATTGGCCACCCCATTAGCCACTCGACCCATTCCGGGTTCAGCTGGCCACCGTCCGATGCCATCACTGCGTGGTCGATTCGATCGTTCTCTCGGCTCTTGCCGGATTTCCGAACCAATGCTGCCGGTGACGATCCCTTGCTCGCGCTCGCGCATGGCGTAGGCCAGAACCTTTCCCGCTTGCTGTTCGCTGCTCTGCTCGACATCGCTAAGTACTCGTGCCGATCGCTCAATTTCCGAGACAGAAGCAGAAGCTCCCCGTCGCTCCGAAACCCTATGCAATTTGGAGTGGGCCACAATCCAGATTCGGTCGCGCTGGTGGGGGGCTCCGCAATCTGCCGCTCCCAAGACTCCCCATTCCGCATCGAACCCCATCGAGGCCAGGTCGCCGAGAACTCGTCCAAGCCCTCTAGAAGTGAGCATTGGGGAGTTCTCCACGAACGCGAATCGCGGTCGAACCTCGCCAATAATCCTAGCCATTTCCGACCAGAGCCCACTTCGCTCGCCATCCAATCCGTCGCCTCGTCCCGCTGCGCTGATGTCTTGGCAAGGGAAACCTCCCGAAACCACGTCAACAGATCCTCGCCACGGACGCCCATCAAAGGTTCTGACGTCATCCCAAATCGGGAAAGGCGGGAATGTTCCGTCGTTTTGTCGGGCCAGTAGAACGCTTCTGGCGTAGGCGTTGTATTCGACGGCGCAGACGGTGCGCCATCCAAGTAAGTGGCCTCCGAGAATCCCGCCACCAGCGCCCGCGAAAAGTGCCAGCTCATTCATTGCCCCCTCGCTCTTTTCGCGTCCATCAGGGCGTCTCGCATTTTGATTCTTGTTTTCGGCTCAATATTTTCGAGCGATCCGAAAAACCTTTTCAACGCCGCGTCGATCTCTCGTTTCGTCGGCATCTCTTCTTCAAAATCCCCGCACTGAAACATGAAATGAGCACCACTAGATTCGTTCATTTTTTCGCCCTTGTTCTTATGCTCTCTTGTCGCTGCGGATATACCGCCAAAGTTCCGTCTTCGCTGTCTCTGCCGCCTGATCGTCGAACTTCTGCCGCACTCGCTCGACGATCGCGCTGGCCGCCCCGTAGTCGCCTCGTCGCCCGTCGCGTACCGCCTGCATGAATGAGGCGAGGCATTGTTCTCGCGTCAGCACCATGGAATGTCCGCCAGGTTGACCGTTCGGCGGATGAACCAGCAGCCGCCAGCGTTGCCGTACTCTGTGTAAGCCGATAAGTGAGGCAGGATGACGGTGTGCATGGCGGGCTCGGTTATCGAATGTCGAGACGTTGGCCGCGGACCAAGCTGCATCCTGGCACTTCGAAGCCATCGGAAAGCGCCTTCTTGATAAGCACCTTATCGGGAGCAGGGGCGGGCGGCTGCGGGTCAGTCTTGTAGCTCGCCGGCACAAGCGATTCGTCTGCGATGACGACGCTCGGCGGGTTCTGCGCGATCTTGATCTTGAAAAACGGCGTGTCGATCTTGTCGCGTCCCGCCAGTTGGAGCCCGTCGAGCAGGTACTTTCGGATGCGTGCAGCGCGGTTTTCCATCGCCTTCGCGCGCTCGGTCATCGCCTTCGCGTGCTCTTTGATCTGCTCGGCGGTCGCTTCCAAATTCTTGGCAACGAACGCCGTATTCATCGCTTTCGTTTCCAGATCGCCACTGATCGCCTCGAGCGTGTCGGCAAACGTCTGATCGTCCAATTCCAGATCGACCAGCTTCGCGGCATCGGTGCGGTATTCGCTGGCAACTTCGAACAAATTCATCGCGGCTCCTTCGTTGTTATGCGACACCGTTTCGGCATCGGTTCACACATAATAGCGCGAAACGATGCCGTTATAGGCTCGTTTATTGATAAATTTTCTCAATGATGGCTCTGGTGCGATTAAGCTCTTGGATCTCGCGCAGATCGAGGATCAGGCGCAGTGCATCGCGGCGCATGGTGCTCTCGGCGATGTCGATCTCGGCGTTGCGCAGCTGCTCGCGGATGTGCGCAATCGGAACGATAGTGACGGGCATCGTGTTGTCTAACTGGCTCATTTTGCGATTCCTCTCCATTCGAAGCCGCCCGCATGCTTTGCTGCATCGCTCGGCGTTTCACAGTGTTCAAATGCTGCGATCGGCGTCTGATCCGACAGCCCCCAATGCTCGCCCGTCCAGCAGCTAAACCATCGCACCAGTTTCCCGTTTGCCTTTACGCGCACCTCGTACACGCCTTGATGAACGGGCTTAACGTCTCGCGGAAACCATTCGCTGAATGCTTGCATGCCTTCCCCTTGGTGCGCCGCCAGCTCGGGCCAGCGGCGCGGTCGTTGTTTTAGAACGGCGGCAGATCGTCGTCGAGAAACTGATCGTTGGCAGGCGCGGGCGCGCTCTGTTTCGGCTTCTGCTGCTGCTCGTCCTTCGGGCGCACGGACAGGCTGAAGAACTTGCCGGTCGGGCCTTCCCTCACCCATGCCGACAACCAGTAGTCGACGCCATCGACGTTGATCTTTCCGGCGTATTCCGGATGCGTGTCCTTCTCTTTGCGCTGGTTCTTGCCGAGCGTGCCGCGGTTAGTGTTGTCGTAGCTCATGTGTTTCCTTATGCGTGGGTGGGTTCAGAAAGAGCGGCCTTGCGCTCGTCGTATTTCGCTTGAAGTGTGGATCGCTGCTCCGGCGTAGCGCGCTTCCATGCGCCGCCAAAGATCCCCTTGAGAACGTTGAGATCGTCGGCGTCATCGAGTGCCGTCAAGCAGTCTTTTAGTTCGCTCGCAGGAATTGCGGCCGGCGCCTGGCGCGTGACAACTTCGTGCGTATGTGCGTCCGTATCGTTATCGCCTTCTGTCGGGATGGCAAAGGCTTGGAAAGCGGCGTATTTGTACGCGGCGCTCATTGCCTTATTGCTGCTCTTGTCTCCGGAATCCATCGCTTCGCCGACCGTCGCAACGGTGTGCTTGCTGCCGTCGACCGCGCTCACGAAATCGAACTCAACGTGAACGACCGTGTAAAAGAGCGTCGTTCCCTTCGCGTTGGTCTTCTCGGTCACTTCGCGGGTGATGACGCGCGGCAGAACGCAGAGTTCATGGCGGGCCAGCAGTGGCGACAGGACGTTGTAGACGTCATCGATGCCGCGGAAGTTGTAGCCTTGCGCTTGGTTGCGGTTGTTCTTCGCGATGCCTTCGTGTGACAGGTCAAAGATCACACGGCAGATCGCCGAATAGACGTGTGGTGCTTGGTTGCTCATTTGGGTTCTCCGTTTCGAGTTGCTGCTGTTCTTCGAGAATTTGCTGCTGTATCCATTCGGCGCCGTCGCTCATGTCAGCAGCCGCAGGTTTTCGTGTGCCGCCCAAGCGCTGCCGCCGAAGCAGATCAGCGCGGCGATCGCCCAATCAATTGCGGCCCGCATGGCTGATCTCGTCGATTTCATCGCGCAGGACGCGCGCACGGTTCACAAGGAGTTGCATCCACGCTGTCATATCGGCGGACGTCATTTTTTGAAGTGCAGGCCATTCGAGGTCCAGCTCGCGCAGGATCACGTACATGTCGGCGACCTTCTCGGAGATTCGCGACTGGCGGTAGATCTCGACCAGTTCGGGGACAGCACAAAGGTGCTCGTCGCCGGCCTTACGCAGTTCGGACATGAAGACCGATTTCGGGATAGACGCCAAGGTATCTTTTACGGCATCGTTGGAGGGCAAAACTTTACGCCCAACAGGTGACTGCTGCGGGCGAAATCCGGCGATGCTGCTTAATAATCCAGACTGCATAAGGGCTTGAGGTTTCATGGCAGTTCCTTCCGTTGGTTTTGGTTGTTTTGCTGCTGTGATGAAACGATACTTTAACCGATGCTTTAATGCAAGCACTAAAGCGATATTTTTTGTGCGGTCGGTTACGCAGGCTTAGTCAGGCCGCGCCAGCTGTCTGACTGATGGCATGACCGCACATGCCTTCGTTCGTATGCGAACTCTGGCGTGTGTGCCGAATATCCCCAGTGCGTACCATGCCAGTATTGAAACCATGAGCCCACGTCGTTCGATTCCGTCTCGTACACGCCCACATGAACCGGCTTTACATTGCCCGGATACCATTCAGTCGTCTTCATGCTTCCTCCCTTGGAATAAGGCCGCGTCGCTGGAACGCTGGCGTCAGCTTCGTGATGGTCGACTCGCGCAGCTCGGCGATGGTCTTGGCGATCTTGGATGCGACGCGCGATACGGTCGCCTGATGGACGGCGCACTCGCGCGCGATGTCCTGCTGGCTCGGCGCATATCGCTCGCCATAGATGAACTCGCGCATCATGAGCAGGCGGACCAATGTGCGGTTCTGGTGGGCGCATAAGTGCGTCAGTCGCTCGATGCCGGCATGGCGTTCGCCGTTCTCGCCGCCATATGAGGCGTCTAGGAGCGCTTGCTGATCGCGGGATAAGTGCGAGGCTATGACATCGAGGATCAAGCCCGCCTGCGCCTTCTTTTCGCTCGCAGACAGGATCATGCCGCCGACCTTGCCGGTGTATTCCTTGATCTCGCCAATCTTCACCCCTGCGGAGGCTCGCCAGAGGTACGCGAACGATAACGCGCTCTCCATGCTGCGGAACATTGGTAGTCCGCACACCGCCTCGTCATCACGCGCAGCTTTGCGCAGAGTGAGCGTTCCCCGCAGTTGATCCGTCCCACGGTCCACACACAGCCCTTGCATGATCGTTCCTCGCGCGCGATTAGTATTTTTAGTGGGTCGCCGTAATCAGCCTGCGGAAGCGCCATATCCGCTCGCATGTGTTCCGTGGTTGGCGAACTCTCCGTGAAGGCGCTGACGAAGATCGACGATGGCGCGCTTCGCCTCTTCGAAGTCTTTGAATGAGCCGGCCCGTATGTTTCGGCCGTACATTCGTATCCCGACGTCCCACGCTTTTTTCGCGTTATCCCAAGAAACCCCTTTGACGCCGCTCGTGTTGTTGCGGGGCGTCCTGGAGTTCCGCGTGTTTTCGGCGTGTGAACAGACCCGAAGGTTTGCAATGCGGTTGTCGCACTTCTGCCCATTGATGTGGTCGATTAAGCCTGCCGGCCATTCGCCATTCGTGAGCAGCCATATGATTCTGTGCGCAAGGAATCTGCGGCCACCTATCCCGACGTAAAGATACCCGTTCGGCAGTACCGATCCAGCCACTTGACCGACGCGCACGCATCTAGACGTTGATACTTTCCATCGAAGAACGCCGGTTTCGGCGTTGTATTCGAGGACGCTCGCAATGAAGTCTCGGCTAGGTAACTCTTTTTTCACGCTTCCTCCTTCTTCTGCTCGGGCTTGGGTGCCGGGATAGACCACGCCCGCGCCATGACGTTGAAGAACATCCAGTACGCGAGGGCGGGGCTCATTTCTGCTCCTGAAGTGCTCGAAGGATCAATTCGAGTCTTGCGAGCGCGTTCCAAGCCGCGTGCGCCGCGTGAAGCAGTCCGGTGTCGAGATCATTTGGCCCTTCGATCGCTTCCTTGACGATGTGTCGCCCGAGAGCGTCGCCATACCGCGCCACGCCGTCAGGGACGCTCTCCCATCCGTTCCATGTGTATTTCCGTGCGCCGGCATCGGAGACGTCAGCAACGGCCGCCAGAGCGCGCGGAAAGTAGTGGATAGCGCCGCGAAGAACGGGAGACTTCCCCGCATCGAGCTTGGCGCCCGGTGTGCGGGGATCGCGGCCGGTAGGGTCCAGTTCGCTCACGCTGCCGCTTTCTCGCAGCACCACACGCGAACGCCGCCATCCACTAAGCGCACGGTGAACTTCTTCCCGGTGTACCGCGTGTGCGAGCTGGCCGCGCGACGGATCGCGATCAGACGCTGTCCGGCTTCGGCGACGAAGAACGATTCGCCCGGTTTCATTTCTGCGAACGGGTAAATAGCCGGCCTGCCGCGACGCGACTCCGGGACAGGGATGTGCTTCTCGATCTTGAACATTGGGTTCCTCGTATTGGCCGTTTCTAAAAACTTATGGGTTAAGATGCCTTTTCGGCATTCATTTACACTGCTGCTTTGGCATTTCCGCAACGACACACTATTTTTGAGATATCCTTCAGTCACGAAGAAGAAGCGAATCTATTACGGTACGTCATGCCGTAATAGTATCGCAAGTAGGCCAAAAATGCACGGCTTTTGTCAGTCCAGACCCCCGAATTTCGGGCGTTTCACGTCAGGTCGCGCTCCGAATGAGCGTTCATTTGCAAGGTCCGCGAAACGGGTCTGTTCGCCGATAAACGCGAGGCCGACGACGCCCGTTTCGCCCTGCCTTTGCTTCGTGCAGATCACCTCACAGACGCCCTTGTCCATCGAATCCGGGTTGTATACCTCGTCGCGGTAGAGGAACAGGATCGTATCTGCGTCGGCTTCGATGTCGCCGGAGTCCTTCAGGTCGGACGAGAGAGGGCGCTTGTTCGGGCGTTCCTCGCACTTGCGCGAGAGCTGCGAGAGCAGGACGATCGGAATATCCAGTTCCTTCGCCAGATTCTTGAGCCCCTTGGTCAGCGCGCCGATCTGAAGGTCGCGCCGTTCCTCGTCGCCAGTCGCCATCAGCCCGAGATAGTCGACGACGAGCATCGAGAGCCCATGCTTACGCTTGATCGCGCGCGCCTTGTTGCGCACTTCGAGCAGCGTCAGATTCGGCTGGTCGTCAAGGTACAGGTGCAGCTCGTTGATCCGCTGGCCGGCGTGCGTGACTCGCTGCCATTGCTCGTTGTCGAGCTTCGCCGGGTCGCGCAACTGGCCCATCGGGATACCGCCCATCGCCGAAACTAAACGCTGCTGAAGCTGAACGTTCTTCATTTCCATTGACAGGAACAGGACGGGCGCCGTCTGCGCGACGTTGGCAGAGATCGTCAGGGAGAATGCGGTCTTACCCATCGACGGGCGCGCCGCGACGATCACCAGATCGCCACCATAGAAGCCGCCGCCGAGCTTGCGATCGAGATCCGTCAGGCCGGTAGGAACCGGCTTGATCTTGCCGTCGATCTGATGTTCGAGGTAGTCGAGATATTCCTGCAACGAGTCAGACGCGCGCACCGGCTCCGACTTTACGATCGCCTCGCCGAGCTTTTCGAGCTTCGTCGATGCGCGGTCGATCAGCACCGCGGCGCTGTCGGGCGTCGTGCCTACCGAATCCTGAATCTCGTGCGACAGCGCCAACAGGCCGCGCTTCTGTGCCCGGTCGCGCACGATCTCCGCATAGCGTGCGACGTTTGCGCTGCTCGGCGTGTTCTGCGCCAAGTCGTTCAGATACGCGAGCCCGCCGACATCGGCCGCCCGGCCCTTTGCCTGCAAGCGCTCGAAAACGGTCATCACGTCTGCGCCGACGCTGCTGGAAATCAGCGCGACGACTTCGAGGAAGATCGCCCGGTGATCGCCGCGAAAGAAGTGCTCCGCGCGCAGGTCGCCGATACGGTCGATGGCATCGTTGTCGATCAGCAGGGCGCCGATGACGGCTTGTTCCGATTCGATGCTCTGCGGGATTGCGCGTTGGATGTCGTTGTTCATGCTCCCTCCGAATGTTCTCGTTGAACCTGCTTGCCACGCGTCGTCAGACCGCAGCTACCGTCATCAGCGATAAACCACAACTTGAACCAGTTCTCGCGCACAGCATTGCGGAACGTTGCGCGCCAGTCCTTGTATTTCTTCGAATCGTCTTCAGCGTAACGGCGTTTGAATTCCAGCCATGCGTACAGAATGAAGTCGTGGTTCATCTGTAGCTTGTCGGCATAGGAGAAGATTGAGTCGTCTTCAGGGATAGCCTTCTCTCCGCTCGTTTTGCATGCTTCCAGCCAGGAAGCCAAGGGGAGGGAGGCGCGCGCAGCGCGACGGCGCGGAGCGCGCTCTGTATTCTCTGTAGTAGTCTCTGTATTCTCTGTACAGTGATGCGGTGGATTTTTCCGCATCTGAACCGGTGCAGATTTCCGCTCTGATGCGGTGGATTTTTCCGCATCGATGCGGGCGCCATGCGTAGCCAAAACCGCATAGTTGATCGCGTAATAGTTGGTCTTGTCCCAAGGGTTATCCGACAGCTTGGCGATGTCGATCAGCCCGTCACCGCGCAGCTTGGCGATGATCTTGCGGATGGTTTCCGGCTTCCAGAACGGGAACTGCTTCGCCCAATCCTCGTAGGTGTTGTAGACCCAATGACGGTCATCGTGGACGAACTTGCTGTGCGACAGCCAGTAGTGCATCTGTTGCAGGACGATCGCTTCCTGCAGGCCGATTGCGCAGGCTAATGTAGGGGATACGACAAGCGGCGGCTCGTCGAATAACAGGGTTGCCATTACTTTCCTCGAATGGTGCGCTTGAGCGGGTCGTCCCTCCCAAGAGAAACGATGCCGTAATAGTACGCGATGCTTTTATAGTTGTCCATGCAAACGCGCTGCGGCGCCCTCTAAGTGCGTGAAAACACTAGAAATAGGCTCCTTTTGCGGTTGCTTTTTAATTTAAAACGCAGGAACATACTGGAAACGATGCCGCGGGCTCACGGCGCACACTCACCCAAAGGGATTGACAGTGACAATCGAAACAGTGGATCAGGTTCGTCTGCGGAACCTGAAATTTTTGTTGGAGCAATTCAAGGACGAGATACGGGCGCAGTATCCAGAGCACCCCGAACGGGGCATGCTCAAGCTGTTCGCGGAAAGGGTGGGGATCAGCGTTATCAACTTCCGCCAGATCATGAGCGGTCACAAGCTGGCCGGCCCGAACATCCGGGATCGCATCGAGGACGCGCTGAACCTGCCGCGCGGCTGGCTCGACTCTGACCACTCGCAAGACATGCTTGCCAAAGACGACGACGCGAAGGCGTTCAGCGAGTCTGTAATGGCGCTCTACAACCAGGCGCCTGAAGCGACCCGCTCGGCCATGCTGAAGGTCATGAGCGCGTTGGTCACGAACAAGCCACTAGAAGCGCTGGTCGAGCAGGGTAAGCGCAGGAAGTGATTCAGCAGACAAATCATTGCATGGATTACACATTCAACTTTCGGTTGACAGCAAAATTACAACTGTCGGGTAATTATTTCGGCAACGTTTGCGCCAAGTAATATTTCCTTGCTGTACCGACAAAAATGCAACATTTCGCAACGAAAAACGCTTGCTTCAGCATATGATAGGGACTATCGTTACAGCATCGTTTCAGAGCAAACGATCCCCTAACAGATTGCGAAGGCAGAAAATAAATGACCGGTGTTCAAACTTCGTCGGCGTCGTCTACCCCTCACGTGGCCCTCGATCTGCCGTCCGAGTTATCGGATTCATGGTCGGACAGTGAAGTCATTCGCGCCTTCTGTAGCGCCATTCCCGCCGATAAGCGGCAGGAAGCACTCGCCGCGCTTCTTGCGCTGGCTTGTTGCCAGCAAAACGATGCCAAAAAAGTTTCATAAGTAGCTTGACGCATCTGCATAAGATTTGTATCATTCTATCTAACATGTCTTCAGTGCGTCTAACGCGCTGATACAGGTTCCTTCCGCGGTCTTCACGACTGCTTTGCTGCTCGCTTTCGGGCTTGAGCAGCGCTTTTATTCCATAGCCGTCGCCTGAGAGATCATGCGGCGGCTTTGTGCTTTAATGCCACCGCGACCCCCCATCGCTGACAGCCCGGAAAGCTACGGGCACTCTCACGCATGGCGGTTCAATCGTTCCAGCGTAGGATGTTTGTTGTTCATCCGCGAGCCGCCAGCCGTGAGAGCTAGGGCATGTCAAAGCCGACAGCGGGCAGCGCGACGGACTATCGCGCGTAAGACGGCCATTGAGCGACATCCCGCCGCTCTCAACAAAAAGCCCGCGCATGGCGGGCTGGTCGATCAGTGGCATGGATGATTGGGGCTCTCTAGTCGCTCCATCCATCTGATTGCTTCGATCTCGCTGTCCGACTGAATCCACAGCTCTACGAGCACAGTCAGGAGGGCGCAAGAGCGCATCGTGTTCTTCTCTTTGATGGCTTCGCGGATCTGCGGCGCGATGTCTTGCACATAGCCGCTTTGCAATGCGCAAATGATGTCGTCATTCGACATGGCTTCCGTGCGCTGCTCGATCAACTCTGCTTTCTTCTCTGCGATAAGTTCGTCTCGATGCTCGGCCGCGTCAATGGCGGCTTCGATCTTGGCGTCGGGCGCTTCGTGTAACCAGTAGTGAATGTCGGCTTGGTTCATGGTTGTGTCCAGTGAAGGCCCGGCGTACCGGGCGCGGTGTTGTTAGGTGCCCGCTTTAGCGCGGGGTGCATACAAAGCGGCGCGAGCGTTCCATGCCTTCCGCATGTTCTCGTTACACCCACAACGGTTTCCTTGATCTAGCCAGGATTCAAACCGCTCGCGCTCTTGCTCTGCGCTCAATACAGTCGCCTGCGAGTCGGCGGCATCACATTCCGCTTGCCGGCGACCCTTTGCCATACCGTCGAGATAGCCGCGCTGGTATGCGGATTCCGCCTGCGATGTGTCGGGCGCTTCGATAGGGCGCGAGGCGTGTTTTGCTACGATGTTCTTTTGGTCCATGCCTGCCTCTTGGGGGGATGCCCGCTTGCGCGGGCGGGGTTGTTACGCGAGGTACAGAACGTCTGAGCTATTCGTCTCGATCATCACTCGCTCGCGAGGCGTTCCGTACACCGTGATCGGAACGTTCAAGATGATTTGGAACTGAACATTGCGACCGTCGATCGTCGGGCGCGTCTCGGGGCCGATGGCGCCGGCGAACTGCTGGCCGTGATAAACGCCGACGACTTTCTGGCCTTGCTTCCATTGACTCTTTGCGGTGGCTTGGAACATTTCTTCTCTCCGGTTCGTTTCGCGCTTCGTTCAGCGCATGGTGAAACGATACTAATAAAGCAGCGTTTTAGCAAGCATTTTGTGTAAATAAGCGAGATCGTGGATACAGAGCGATCATCGCACCCCATAAGCGAATCGGAAAAAGATACTCGGGAGGGTCAGATGATCGTGAGCATTCTGTTCGTCGTGCTGTTCGCATGCGTGGTGCTGGCGATCGTCATGTGCGCCGCTGAGTACGACCGAGGGCTTGAAAGCAAGCGCGATCCGCACGCCGATCTGGCTGACGACATGCACCTTGCCAAAGTGGCGAGGATGGCTGAGGCGATGATTGCTGATCGCGAGAAGGCATTCGCCGACTACCTGCAAACGCCGGGTAACGCCGTGCCGGTAATCCGGAAACAGACAGGGGATAGCGCTTGATCGACTTAAAACTTGGCGATTGCCTGGAAGTAATGCAGACGATCGCTGATAAGTCGGTCGATCTGATCCTGTGCGATTTGCCCTACGGCACGACGGCGTGCAAGTGGGATTCGGTTATCCCATTTGAGCCGCTATGGGCGCAGTACCGGCGCATAGCGAAGCCTAACGCGGCGATTGTGCTGACGGCATCGCAGCCGTTCACGACGGCCCTGATCGCGTCGAACATGAAGGCGTTCAAATACTGCTGGGTTTGGGACAAGGAAATTCACGCCAACTTCGCGCAGGCGAAGCGTCAACCGCTGAAGGTACATGAGGATGTGTGCGTGTTCGCGTTCGGAACGGCGCCGTACTACCCAATCAAGACGCCCGGTAAGCCGAACCATACCCGCACGGTAAAGCCTGAGCAATCACGCGGATTCATGGGCGGAAATGGCATGAGCGGCGCTGCGTCCGATGTGTCTGGCATGAAATACCCAAAGTCTATTCAGAAGTTCCCGAAGCATCCGAGTCAGTGCGGGTTTCACCCGACGCAAAAGCCCGTCGCGCTGATGGAATACCTGATCCGCACGTACACGAACGAAGGCGACACGGTGCTTGATAACTGCATGGGTTCCGGCACAACCGGCGTCGCGTGCGCCAACACCGGCCGCAAGTTCATCGGCATCGAGCGCGATCCTAGCTACTTCGCTATTGCGACGAACCGCATTGCGGGCGCTCAGTCATTGGAGGCTGCTTGATCGACTTTCAGAAGGCCGTTGATACACACGGCAGCATTCGCGCGGCCGCTCGGGCGCACGGCATCGCCGAAAGCACGTTCCGCGACCGCCTGAAGGCAAAGCGCGACGTCGAGCTGACGATCGCTGAGAACAAGGTCATCAACACGCTGGCGATCCGCAATGGCTCGATCGTCATCGGCTCCGACGCGCATTACTCGCCGAAGGTTGTCACGACCGCGCACAAGGCGTTCTGCAACGTGATCGCGGAACATGCGAGCGATGTTAAGGCTGTAATCCTGAACGGCGACCTGCTCGACGGCGCCAGGATCAGCAAGCACGCGCGCATCGGATGGCAGAAGACGTACAGCGTCAAGGACGAGCTCGAAGCCGTCCGCGAGCGCTTAAGCGACATCGAAGGCGCCGCGCGAGGCATGAAGCTGCTTCGCACGATCGGCAACCACGATATTCGTTTCGATTCCCGCCTGGCGCACGCCGCACCGGAATACGAGGGTATCGCAGGCTTTGCGCTGGCTGACCATCTGCCGGCGTGGAAGGACAGCTACCGCATCGACGTGAACGCCGACACGATCATTATCCATTCGGTGGCGAACGGTATGCACGCCGCATACAACAACGTCGTCAAGGGCGCCGGCTATCACGTCGTGACGGGCCACACGCACCGCCTGCAATGCGTCCAGTTCCGCGGGTTTGGGAAACTGCGCTACGGCATCGAGACGGGCATGCTGGCCGATCCCGAGCAAGACGAGTTCCACTACCTGACCGGGCGCAATGCGAACTGGCAGAGCGGCTTTGCCGTGCTGACGTGGCGTGATGGCGAACTGCTGCACCCTGAGTTCTGCTCGGTGCGGGATGACGGCAAGGCGTACTTTCGCGGGCAGAGGATGGCATGAGCAAATGCAAACCGGGCGGATGCTCGTCGATCGGATGCGAAGGCGGCTTCTACTGCTTTCACCCTGACGGGACACCAAAAGAGATCACGGACGAACAACGGGCAGGCCTGATCGCCGTGATAGCTGAAATCAACGCTAAACGGGACGGAAACAATGACGCGCCCCGTTGACCCGCACGTCGACATCGACACGCTATGCGACGCGCTGGCTATCGCAATGAGCCACATGTACGCAACAGGCGCGATCGACATGAGCGAGGACGCAGCGAGGCAGATAGCAGCCCGCACGGACTGTTACGAAGACGACCAACTGATCGACCTGTTCGAAGCCGCAGCCAAGATCATGGCGCGCGGCAGGGCAGCACACTAACGATCCCCCGCGCGCTCCCTGCCAGCGGATCGGCTCCGCGGCGACACATACGGGCCGGTGAGCGCGCACCTATAGCCTATCGAGAATCGATCTCACAGCATCTCCGAACGCTAAGTTTTGCTTTAGTTTCTGCTCAAGATGCGCGCTGATGCAGTCCCGGATGATGGCCGATGATGTAGTTCCTTCGAGTGCGGCAAGGATCTTGAGCATCTTGATTTGGTCGGTTTGCAGCCGAACCGGCATGGGTGTCGTCGGTACGCTGGATTTGATTCCTTGGCGAATTCGCGCCTCTGTCATTGTTGCCCCTAGGAACTGTTTATACGGCAATGATACAGCCACCACTCAAAAGTAGATTGATTTAGACGGAATTAGACACATGGCTAAAGGCGTGAAAACCGGCGGCCGCGTGAAGGGTACGCCGAACAAGATCACGGCTGACGTTCGCGCGCTCGCCCAAGAGTACGGCGAAGACGCGATTCGTGAACTGGCAACGATCTTGACGACGAGTGAGA